CCACTTTATTCTTGGCGAGCCACCAGAGGGCCGAAGCGAAGCCGCCAGCAAAGGCGAGGACGAACGGAGACGGAACGAAAACGATGTGCTTCGGAGGCGGAAGGTTCGCCGCCGCGTAGAGACCGACGACGGCCTTGCGCGCAGCCTCCTTGTCGCCCTCCGTCATCGCGGCGGTGGACATGATGGTGCGCGTCCACTTCTCCGCCCACGGAGCGAGCTCGGCGCGGTGCTTGTCGGTCAGCTCGTACAGCTTTCGAGCGCGCATCAGTCGGCCACCCGGCGCGAGTAGCCCGCGCTGAAGGAGCGCTGGATGCGGATCTCGTAGCGACCCGAAGGGAGCTTGATGGGCGTGTGCCGGTCGACGCCTCCGGAGCCACCTCCGACGACGCGGACCTCGCCCCCGCCATCAACGACGGCGACAACGCGTGCCGTCGCGTCGCGGAAGCGCATCAGCCTCGCGCCCGAGCCGAAGATCGCGTGGTAGTGCCCCGACGTCTCGCCCTCGGCGAGCACGAGGCCACGCGCGTCGACGGGCGCAGCCTCCAGCTTTCGGAGGTCAACCTTGATTGGGAGGAGGAGAACGTCTCCTTGACGGACGGGGCGCGTGTTCATGTGCGAGCTTTCTTTCGTTGGAGTTTCGCGAGCGTTCAGGTTCGAGAGTCGGAGGCCGTTCAGGCGTCTGAAATAAGTGCAAACTGCACGCGCGAGCATCACTGAACATGCAGAATGCAAGCGTTCCGAGCTCGCATGTCGCAGGCTCGGTGAATGGTTGAGCTAACCGTCCGTGCCGGTGCGAGGTGGGCGAGACTGGCGCTTCGTCCAGTCGGAGACCTTCACCTGACGCGGCCCGCGCGTGAGCCGCTCGATGCGCATCGCGGCGCCGATCTTCGGTTCGCTTGTGCCGGCCTCATACGACTGCCAAGCGGGCTGGCTCATGTCGGCTGCGGCGGCCGCCTCTCTCTGCGAGAGACCCTCGGCGAGGCGCCATGCACGTAGACGATCGTTGGTGCGCATTCGGTTTTGATAGCAATCACAATCTGTCTCAGCAACAGGAATCGTCGAGCGTGAACGCGATTGCGGTCAGTACGATTTGCGACGTGGGTGCAAGTAAGGGACTTCCCAAAGAAATGGCCGACCACGTCGTGAGTGTCGTCGCCGAGATCATTGAGCGCGACTTCACCGGAGCCGACGGGAAGCCGTGGTCCGAGCGACGCATCGCGCAGTCGATTGGCGTTCCGCAACCGGTGCTTCACACGCTTCGGAAGGGGCGTGGGATCGGCGTACATGCCCTCCTCGCGCTCCGGGCGTATACGGGGCAAAGTCTGGATGCGATCCTGGGGCTCGCGATGCCCGAGCGTGAGGCCATTAATCGGCGACAAATCGACGAGATACAAGAGCAGGTTGCCGCGCTCATCACCGTCGTAGAAACGCAGGCCGGGAAGAATCCTGGACCGCACTCAAAAGCCGGAAAGGCGCTCGAGTCGCTGCGCCGAGCTCGCGAGCGCGCCGCGGGACAGCGTCATCTCGACGAGAAGGCACGAAACGCGTCGGTTCCGGCACCCAAGCGCAAGGGAGCCGCTTGAAGGTGCGACTAGTTCTGCTTGTTGCGCTGGGAGTCGCCATCGGCGCCGGCACAATCGCGCTCGCCTCGATATGGTTCGCGGTGCCCGACAGGGATCTGGTTCGCTTGCAGGTCGAACTGCCCTCCGACACGTGCAAAGCCCCCGAGATGCCGATGCTCGTCGAGGTCCGAAACCGATCAAAGAAAACGCTTCGCTCCCTTGTATTTTCGGTTTCCGTGTTCGAGCGCGGAGATTCCACCGATCTAAGCGACGAAAAGATGGCTCATCTCGACTGGACCACGATCGTTGCGCCCGGCGAGACGAAAGCTGTTTGCTACGCGCTCTCGCTCAGGGGGCGGGTGAGAAAGACCGATGCGGTCGCCTCGGCCCAACTGTTCACCACGTCTTTCTATGCCGATGGCGACGTGATTCCGCGCTGATCGCGACGAACGTTCGTGAGCCGGCGGTTTTCAGTTGCTCGCGATGAATGTGATTGCTATCACAACCGTAGTGCAAGCCCTCACGTTTGAGAAACAGGTCCAAGCGGCTGTCGCGACCGCGAAAGCCATCGACGCGGCGAACGCGGCCATGGGCCGCGAGCTGCACAAGGTTCGCTCGCAGCTCGCTGACGCGCTCGACGCCGTCCAAGAGCTGAAAAGTCAGATCGTCACGAAGGACAACATGATCGCGGAGCTTCAAGAGCTCTGCGCAAGGGGGAATCGATGAGCGCCGCCGTCTCGACGCCGGAGCGCGTCCACCTTGCCGTCCTCACGAACAGCGCGCTCGCGTGCTTTCGGCGGTGCCCGCGCGAGTACCAGTTTCGTTACGTGATGCTCCGCCGCCCGCGGCGCGCGAGCGAGGCGCTGCGCTTCGGCACGTTCTTCCACATCGGCCTGAATGCATGGTGGGGAGAGCCGGGCGAGCAGACGCTCAAGCTCGCGGCAGCCGTCCAGGCAATTCGCTCGCGCGCGGAAGAGCGCGCGGAAGACGCGGACCCGTTCGAGCTGGTGAAGGCCGAGGAGCTGCTGCTCGGCTACACCGCGCGATGGGGCGACGAGAACTTCGTGACGCTCGCCGTCGAGCGCCAATTCGAGATGCCCCTCGTCAACCCCGCGACGGGCGCGGCGAGCCGCACCTACCGCGTCGAGGGGAAGATCGACGTCATCGTTCGCGACCTCGCGAGCGGCAAGCTTCGCACCGTCGAGCACAAGACAACGTCGAAGGACATCAGCGTCGGCGCCGACTACTGGCGCCTCGTCTCGGCGATGGATCCGCAGGTGTCGACGTACCAGCCCGGCGCACGCGCCGCGGGCTTCGACGTCGACGACACGCTCTACGACGTCATTCGAAAGGTCGGCCTCCGTCCGAAGCTCGCCACACCGGAGGAGAGCCGCCGCTACACGAAGAAGGGCATCCTCGACGCGCGGCAGCGTCTCACGGACGAGACGCCGGAAGAGTTCCGCGAGCGCGTGCGCGAGGACATCACCGAGAACCCTGCGAAGTACTTCGCTCGCGGCCCGGTGGTGCGCCTCGAGCACGACGAGCAGAGCCACGCCGGCGACGTCTGGCAGACCGCGTGGATGATGCGCGAGAGCGTCAACGCGAACCGCTTTCCACGCTCACCGAACGCGTGCGAGCGCTTCGGGCGGCTCTGCGACTACTTCGCGGTCTGCTCGGGTGAGGGCTCGATTCACGACGATATCCGCTTCCGGACTTCGGAGACGGCGCACGAGGAAATCGCAGAGGTCTAAGGACCAGAAAGCCGAAAGAGGGCAACGCATGGCATTCGAGATCAAAAACACCCGACGAGAGGCGCCCGTGCGCGTCCTCGTCTACGCGGACGGAGGTGTCGGAAAGAGCACCTTCGGCGCGGCCGCTCCACGCGCGATCTTCGTCGCGCCGGAAGACGGCCTCGTGAACATCGACGCGGCGGCGGTCGCGCCGGCTCCCGAGTCGTGGTCGACGGCGCTCGCGTCGCTCGACCACATCGCATCGCTCGACTACCAGAGCGTGGTCATCGACTCGCTCGACTGGCTCGAGCCGCTCTGCTGGGCGCACGTGTGTCTCAAGGGCGGCAAGAAGGACATCGAGGCCTTCGGCTACGGCAAGGGATACGTCGCGGCTCTCGACGAGTGGCGCGTCTTCCTCGCGAAGCTCTCGCAGCTCCGGGCGAAGGGCATGAACATTGTGCTCATCGCGCACGCGGTCGCGAAGCTCTTCAAGAATCCCGAGGGCGACGACTTCGATCGCTGGCAGATCAAGCTGCACGACAAGGCCGCGGGACTCATCAAAGAGTGGTGCGACGTCGTCGCGTTCGCGCAGTACGAGACCAACACGTACGAGAACTCCGCGGGCCGCACGAAGGGCGTCTCGACGGGCAAGCGCATCCTCCGGGTTCAGCGCACGGCCGCCTTCGACGCAAAGACGCGGTACACGATGCCGGCGAGCATTCCGCTCGATTGGGCGTGCTTCGCGCAAGCAGTGCGCGACGGCGGCCCGGCGGCCGTCGCGCGGCTCAAGGGAGAGCTCGAAGCGAAGATGGCAGACCTCGGCGACGAGGATGTGGAGCGTGGTGCGCGCACGTTCCTCCGGACGCGTGGCGAAACGGTGGGGTCGCTGAGCGAGGCGCTCGCGACCGTGGATACGTACCTCAACGAACGAACGAAGAAGGCCAGATGAGCGCGCCGCGCGTCCACGGCCACGCGACCCGTCGCACGCCCACGTACCGATCGTGGGCGTTGATGGTTCAGCGTTGCACGGACTCGCGACGAGCAAGCTTTCGCAACTACGGAGGCCGCGGGATCGCGGTCTGCCGACGATGGCGCGAGTCGTTCTCGGCGTTCCTCGCGGACGCCGGCGAGCGGCCGCCGGGTCACGAACTGGACCGCGTCGACAACGAGAAGGGCTACGAGCCCGGCAATGTCCAGTGGTCCTCGAAGAAGACGCAGGCAAACAACCGACGCACGAACCGTTTCATCGAGCACGACGGAAAACGTCTGACCGTGACTCAATGGGCGGAAGCGCTCGGTCTCAATCGCATGACGATCTACACGCGTCTCGCTCGGGGTTGGACCCCCGAGCAGGCGCTCTCAATCTGAAGGGAAGGCTGAGCGATGGCGATCACGAACGGAAAGTACAGGATGCGGGCGGACGGCGAAGTGGTGCTCGGGGAGTCGAAGGACAAGGGCACGCCCTTCGTCGAGTTCTATCTCGAGATCGTCGACGGCGAGCACAAGGGCGGCCGCGCCCGCTTCACGGGTTACTTCGGCCCCAACAGCGCAGAGCGCACCGTCGAGTCGCTGCAATTCTGCGGATGGCAGGGCGACGAGCTCTCCGAATTCGCGGACCACGGGCTCCACGGCCTCGACGCGAACGAGGTCGAGGGCGTCATCGAGCTCGAGGAGTGGACGGACAAGCAGACCGAGGAGAAGCGCACCGCTCCGCGCGTGAAGTGGATCAACAAGCTCGGCGGGCGCGTGAACGTCGACAACGCGATGGATCCGGCGAAGGCGACGGCGTTCAGCGCGAAGATGAAGGGCCTCGTGCAGGCGACACGTCAGCGCAAGGGCGGACCTGGCGACGGCACCGACTTCGCCTTCGGCGCCAACGCTCCCGCGGCGCCGGCGACCGGCACGGAGGGTCGCAAGGCGTTCTGAGCGTGAAGTACCTATCGGCCAGAGACATCGCTGAAGAGCTCGGCGTCTCACGCTCGCGGGCGTACGAGATCGTTCGTGAGTGCGCTCGCGTTGTCTCTGGCCGTACTATCCGCGTGAGCCGTCAGGCCTTCGAGGCTTGGAAGAAACGGCACGAGGAGCCTCCGTGCGTGAACCTCTCTTCCTTCGCGGCAAAGTCTGGTGGTGCCGCGTCCGCAACCCGAACGGGGGTCGCGCGCTCCCCCGGACTACGCGCTGTCGGGACCGCAAGGCCGCCGTCCTCGTCTGGCGCGAGCTCGAGCGACAGTCCGTCACGCCTGCCGATCAGGCCGCGGACCATACCTCTCTCTCAGAGGCGCTAGACGCCCGCATCGCTGAGCGTCGCGTCGTCGGTCGCGCGGAGGGAACGCTCAGCATGCTGAGCGTGAAGGCTCGCCAACTGAACCGCGTGCTCGGCCCCGACACGCCGCTCTCCCGCGTCGACGCGACGATGGTGGACGAGTACATCGCGACCCGCATCGAGGAGGGGGC